ATCATCCTTGCTCTGTCGAAGTTAGACTGAGCATTGCTTCTAGTACACTTCCATCTTTCAGCTACATTGCCCCAATTTGGAAAACTCAATTCCATTTCGTTTATGAATGACAGCAGTGTATACATGTAACCCTTAGTCATAACCTGCATTCCTGAATACGGATTGCGAATAGGGAAGTAAGCGTCCGGATCAAACCGGAATGCTGTGACAATACAGGTAGCAATAAATTTGATATCTGCATCGGTGAGATTCTTTACACTTTTAGCGCAATATGATTTGAGTAATGCGTCTCTGATTTCCTGATCTTTTTCATGCTTCATAACTTGGCAATTTTATGGATTAATATTAGTATATTCTATTCTATTCTATTCTATTCTATACGTGTTCCGAACAGTTCTGAAACCGTTCCCTCGCAAACATACACAGGCTGCTGATGTGCGCAAACCTGTGTACCCTGCTATGTTTTCCGTCACGAGTTAAACACGAGCTCCACTTTTATTCGTATTCTAGGCGTGAAATTAACCGGATAGGCATCTTAAGATTATTCTCTTTAAACTTATCCTTTACTTCTTCACAAATTGCATTAGCCTTATTCATTAATAAAACGGTTTCTATATTCCTCTCGTACTCTTTTTTAATGGCTTTAGCGCAATAGATAAGTGTGTCTCCTGAGGCAATGAGATCATCAACAAAGACTAGATGCATTTCTTTTGGTACTTTGCAATATTCATAGCGATCAGCATGAACATCCATGCCTGTATGTGTTGTCTCATTTTCTTTTCTTACATAGATTACGTGCCAACTCAAGCATCGCTGAGCTAATGCTGTAGCAATACACATACCCGAACTGCCTCTACATACAAGACCTAAGTCTCTGTCTCCTAGCTTTTCTATGAGCACTTTAGCTACGGCATCAATATTTCTAAAGAACGTAGCCATGTTAGCATACACAGGATATTCAACCGGAGTACCAACATATCTGATAATGTTTGATTTAAGCATGGTTAAAAATGTATAAAGATTAGTTTTCCAAATGACTTTATATCTACTTCTACATAGGTAATGTCTTTTCTTTCCATTTCCTTTTTAAACTCCTCCTTACTTATGGTAAAGAGAAATGCGTTTCCATTTTTGTCGTAAAGATAGGGACATAATGCATGTCCTGTTACTTTAAGCAAATCAGATACTTTCACTGTGCCTGTGTTATGCTCTGTTAATCCTACTTTTTCCCTTAGCTGTGTAATTGTCATATTAAAATCCTCCTGTAAATATTATTTCGATTGTATCATTTTTATCATTATCCTCTGCTTCAAATGTTACACCTGATGCAATTAGTTGGTTATTAACATGTAAAATTCATCATCAACCCTTGTTTGAAAGAACTCGTTAACCTCTCTGAGTGTTTCCATCTTCATTTTTGCCCTTGCCATGCGATTTAAGCCACGATCTACTTTATCGCGTCCCTTTTTAGCTACGTCATTACAACAGTTGCATTTAATGCCACCAATACCAATTTTGTTGTGCTGTGCTTTTTTAAATAAGTCCATTTTAGTATAGTTTTAAATTAGTGTGTGATCAGGACGGGACTCGAACCCATATCTGCCGACTCCAAGAGGCGGTTGCTCAGCCATTAAGCCACCTGATCTGCAGCAAACTATCATCGTTTAGAGTCTCATGCATTTGCAATTTGTCGATTCGGATGATAATTTACTGCTTGTTTATATCTGCATTTCACAGCCTTGTGCGCCCCTCCGCATTGCGTCCCTGTTTCGTAATATCCAAACAGCGATATAAATCTTAGTCCTTTAATTTTATTTGTGTCGAGGACGATATCATGTTCTGAGTTAAATGCTTATGTTACCAAAGTTTTTTCATAGCCTCATTATGTGTTGGTTAAACAATCGGGTTAATTATTTGCTTAATAGCGGGCTAGTGTATGCAGGCACTGTGCGATTCTTGCACTTAACAGTGACGTTAGCTTCACTACCGCCTGCACGCTGCAGTTCAGTGAATGAATACCAAACCCCGCCCTGCTTAATACCTGCAATGCCGTCGATAGGAATTGCTTTGTGACCTGCGCCTGCCTCATATACAGAGAGCAGACCCTTCTTTTTAAAGCTATAAGCAGCACCTGTGCCTGTTAATCCTTTGCGAACTCCGCACTGACATACCATTGTGCGCATTGTGCCATCAGTACGCTTCCGGAAGTCTACCCTGAATAACTGACCGTTTGTTCTAACGGTTTCGAGCACATCCATTGCCTGTAAAAAGTTAACATTCACTAACTTGGTAATCTTTTTTCCGTAATTCATAATAGTGTAATTAAAATTGTGTAACTGAATAAGTAAATTTAACGATCTCGATCACTGCCCACCATCCCAATATAGAGACGATCACAGCTATAAGCAAACCCCAACATAATTTGCGGGGCTGCTTACGATTGGCATTGGTAATGTCACTAGTTGTCACTTTTAGCAAATATTTTAAGTATAAAATTGAATCCCTTGCCTAAAGCCCAAGCAATAAAGAACATACCTGCAATTGCGGGTATCATCACAATGCCTGTGGGCACTTGCAGAACTATCATCGCTGCTCCGTATATCAGAGCCATGAGAAAGATGATAAAGAGCACAACCATGAAAGCATAGCCGGAGTAAATCACGAAGTTGTTAATAAATTTTTCCATAATTTGATTTATTTGTGGTAAGTTACTATAAATGATACGTCTTTATTATATACATCTACCCATGAATGACCGTCTCTTGTATGTAGAGTAGCCGACATTTCAGGAAATGTTTTCTTAAACCAATGCTCAATTACAGGTAAATTTTTGATAGCTGTTTGATAGCGTCTATAGTTGGACTTACTACAGCCATTGCTTACCTTTGCGATGATCTTTAATTCAAGTTTAATCCTCTTGTTTATCGCAGTGGCTAATTTATAGGCACTTCTGCTATTCATAATTTTTTTCTTTTTCATTTAGCTTATGATTAAGTGATATTTAAAAATTCGTTCTCTGATATTTGTATGATTTCAAAGGCTGCTTCGATTTGCTTCCTTGTTTTGTCATGATCATGAATATGTCCACCCCAACTATTCATTTCCCAATTCCACCGCTCAACCTTTAACCCTGTCGTGCCGTCGCTGTATTTTATTTGCTGTGTTCTGTATACGCTCACCGGAGTTGTCGATGGCTTAACGTAATATTTCACGCTAGGTTTAAATTCTTCAACGGGCTTGCACTCTTCAAATGCTCCGCATACCGGACAAACTTGCTCATCTGATCTGATATCAAATTTATACCTCAGATCATCCTCAGTGCCATGCCAACCGCATTCGCACTCAAATTTTTGTTTACTCATTGTCTTTAATAATTAACTTTTTTAACATCACCAATATTATCGTTAGGTTTCAATCTCTTAGCTATGCTTATTGCATCGATCTCGCTTGTTGCAGAAACCAATATTGTCCGATGACAAAACCCTTTTGCCTTAGGGAAGCATGGCAGTGCTATTAAATAATTACTTTTATTACTCATTATTTTCTTTTTTAGCTTGTTTATAACCTTTATTTATTGCTCTCCTTACCCATGATAATACGGCAGTCACATCATCCTTTGCTGATAATAGGGTGATATCTTTTATCAGTTTTGGCGAAATACCATTGTATTCCCAATAGACAATTTTGATTCTTGTTTTTTTCAGTTCAATATACATAAATTCATATGCTGATTCCCATGTGCTATCGGGCTCAATTGCTTGAATTTCATCATGCATTGCCTGTTTAATCAGCGCATCAATTGCGCATACTCTGCTTAATATTGTTGCCATTAGATGATAGTTTTATTTACTTATTTCAATTGCTGTGATTACTTTGAACATGCCTTTATAAACCGCTTTTACGCATTCAAATGTATGCATTGCTTCGGCTTCATTATTGGCATTGATTTTATACTTCAATACAGTGATGTCAGCGGGAAGAATTTTACTGAAACATGTATAATAATACAACACTATATATTTTTTCATGGCTATGCTATTTTTAAAACATCTTTGTTATCAATTAACATGCCTGCACAAACGCCGTTTAATACCCTTACAAATTTCGGGTAGATAATTGCGCTAGCTTCGAGGACTCTTGATCTGTAGGTAAAAATAACTTTAGTTTTCATTTTCGTGTATATTAATTTGTTTAAACTCTGCTATAAAACGGCGCAGCAGGTTACATGTGACGTTTTCGCCTGCTGCTCCGGTGTGCTTTTGCTGCCTGTTACGTATGTTGTTTTCACAGGCTGCTTTTTTTTTAATGCATTTCACAGAAAATAACTGTGTTTTTAACATGCTGACAAAGATCGCATTTCTTGCAGTCGCCGCAGCAAACCGCTGCTTTTTTGCCTGTTGCAAGTCTGTACTCAATTGCTGCCTGCTTTGCGTTTTTAATGCCTATGAACTGTGCTGAAATACCTTTGCTTTCGAAGCCTGATGCATTGACCTGTAAGTATAGGCAATTTGAGAAGTCTAAATCTTTGCGGGCTGTGTACACATAGCACACTATATCGCTTTGCTGTAGCATTTTAGCAATATCTTCCATTTTATCAACACAATCCTGACTATGAAAATCGCCTGACTCATTGAATCTTAGCGCATTGATTTTGTTTTTACGCTTTGCATTCATAGTTATGATTTCACTTGCAAACTGCACACTATTTGTGTTGAGCCAATAATTCATTTGCTGCTGTCTGTATGGTAAACATGCAGGGTAAAGTCTTTCTGCTTTTTTTGCATAGCACACGCCGCAAAGAGCGCATAAACCAAGCTTCTCCGACGGACAGACTGCAGCCGGACTGAGGTTAAAAATTGCGGTAGTTTTTGGAAGTTTTCTATTGCCAAAGCTAAGTAGTTCAGATAAGTTTTTCATTGCTGTAAATTTTAGATTGTTTGTGTTAGTTGCATCACTCGCAGGTAACGATCCTGGTTTCATTTGCCATCATTCGAGTGATATTTTTCCTTTGCTTTTAAAACGCATGATTCGGCTTTAATCCGTAGAATCGCAGACAAGCAACCCACCTTTGCTTCTGTTTTACACCCCGTAGCTATGTATTTGCTTTGCTTTGGCGTGGACGATCTTATGACCGACAATTTGAGGAGTTATTCACTTTGACTTTTCGTGTCCTCTGACGTATTGCTGCTTTACTTGCAGCGGGCAATTTTGTTTTTCATTTTCAGGTTTGAAACTGAAACACTGAAGTTTTTATTTGATATCAGGTAAACTTTTAACTGATAACTGAATCGTGTCACACTGTGTGCAGGCTTGCACTCGGATTGTGTGTGCTCATTCGAGCAGGTGATTCAGTGTTTGAAAGAACGCGTCAATTTGTGGTTGACTCTGCAATGATACAACATTCGAATAGCGGTTTGCAAGCCGGAACAATGGGCATTTGCGCTGTTTTGGGTGAAATAATATGTATTGAAACCGCGTGCTCGCATTTCCAGGCAGGATGGGCGTTTGGAGCAGTTTTGACAGGCTGAAAAACGGCACAATTTGCAGGAAAAAATCACAGGATTTAAGAAAATCGTTATTTAGAATCAGTCTAAGCGGAGAATGGCACAGGATGCAGTGATCAGAAATAAAATAAAATGAAAATAATTGGAATTAATTGTATTAGTGATATCAAAGCGCTTGAATAGGTGTTCAGGCAATAACATCAATAGTAACCCGCGGGTTATACTTAGCGCCAGGACGCGCGTTTAATTATTACGCGGTTGTATAATATGCGCATGTACTCGCGTATAAGACAAACCCGCGAAGCATACAGCAAAACAACATGCAGTAAAAGCGCGCAAAACGGCATATAATGCAGACTTGAGCACAGTAAACAGCATGAACTAAGTAAATAGTTTGAACTAAGTGCATAGTTGATTAAACAAATAGCTGAAAAACGGCGGACAACACACGTACATGCGAGCGCATAATGCATGCACATGACATGCATACACACGTACATGACAACATGACATGATACGCAAACGCTGATGCAGTGCAGTGATGCGGATAACTATGAGTTTAGTTGATTACATTGTCAGTGATGGAGTGCAGCAGCGCGCGACATGCATACATGCGCCAAACATGCGTGCATAATGCGCATATACACGAGCAATTCCGGTAATCGTGAACTACGTTTGTAGTTTTGTGACTAGATTCATAGTTGAACGTCGCAAACGTCGACTGCATGCGAGCTTGCGCTGAACTAAGACATTAGTTGTGTCAGTGTGGAAAAGGATTCGCGGAATTCACACCCCCCCGATGCGGGAAAGTGATTTCTGTTCGGAGAGTGATGCCCGTCCCTGTGGCGCGAAAGCACCAAATATCTTCACGCGTGCGGAATTCATAATGTAAACTACAATTTACAAATTACATACTTTTTGTAAATTATACCTGATCGCATATAGCTAGGCTGAAAAACGGCATATTATACGCAATCGGGTATAATGTGTTCAATTATCCTGGGTGTTCACGTAACGTGAAAATTGGCAGGAGTTGAACAAGATGAAAACCTGGGCGACATATAATATACGTTACCGATTTTATATATAAGGGGTCGATTTTGCTTTGTTGGTTGATATTGTGGCACTTATATATTGTTTGGAATGTCAACTAGTCTAATACCACTGGTCTACAAGACTAATACCACTGGTCTTCTAGTCTAATACCACTGGTCTAGTGAAAAAAACTTTTACTTCAACACTTTTTTTCGTGCCAAACTTTCATTTTGTCGTATGATTTTTATCATGTTTGTGCATTTTGTTGATGTAAGGCGCACTACTAGCCATTATCCCAGCTTTAAGTAAAGGCATTAAAAACTGCAAAAGTTAATGTTTGCTGCGAATTCGACATCAAATTGTCGCTATGTCCAATGTTTGCCGTTTTTCGGACATAAGCCGGAAACGTGTATAGAAAAGTGCCGTTTTCTATCCATATCTGTCAGCAATTTATACTATATTCCTGACAAATGAAGCGCTTTGATCGCACTAATCATGAAACATAACTAAAATCTTAGTTATAGCCCCATATATATATAGGAGTAAAACACGAGCTCGTGACTTTCTCGTGTTTCGGGGGAGTATGTAGACAGAGCTTTCCGCAAATCGTTATACAGCCTACATCTCCGAGGGAACGGTTCGCGAACTGTTTGGAACACCTATAGAATATACTAGAATAGACTAGAATAGAATAAGAATTAATGTCGGATTTAAGTGCCAATTTAATCAGATCGTGAATAATACTTACTTTGCATGAAAATCATTTAAAACAACCTGCTTTGCATGAAAAGTACTTACTTTGCATAAAAACAGATATTACCGCTAGTGCGGTGATTATGGCGCATATTCTCCGCATTATGCCGTTTTCTGACTGAAATATGAGTCATTGTTGTGCCGGAGCGGCAGATAATGCATGATTGCTCGGACACTGCAAGCGTGCAGCCCAGGCTCAATCCTGAAAAAAATCGTTACAAAAGATGTTGTTTATTTGCTTTTCTCGCAAATTTTAGTTATCTTTGTGCATTCATTCATTAACCCTTAAAACTTTTCAATTATGCCAGTAGCACAAGCAGAAATTTACGGATGTCCTTCATGCGAGGGAAACTTCGAAGCAACTCCAGTTCCAACAGTATGTCCGCTTTGTGGATATATAGACAGTCCTAACACTCCAGGATCGAAAGGTGGATTCTCTATCGGTGGCTTTGCTACCCCTTCGGTTTAGTCATTAATTTTTTAAAAAAAAAAAGAGAGTCTAGTTACTCTCTTTTTTTATTTATACTGATTCTATTTGGAAATGTCAATTATTTTTCGTATGTTTGCAGTTCACTAATAAAATTTAATCATGGCTAAAACACTAGACAACACCAACATCGATGATGTTAAAAAGGCAGTTTCTGACGTAAAAGTATTCGGAGACGGTAATTTATTTCAACTTCTAAGCAAAGCCAGCTCTAAGGAAGAGGGTTGGATGAAAAGCACTAAGGCTATGGAAATTACAGGAGTAGGATGCGTAGTTCAGATTACTACACAGCAGGGTGAAAATATTGCAGAAGCCCTCATTTTCGTGCCAAAAACAAGAATCATTCCGGTTTTGGATGAGGAAGGAGTCGTAGTTGGTCGCAGGCTAATCGGAGCTTAATATGACGAGAGATGAATCTATCAGGGTTATGGAGTTACTGGAAGGCGAAAGGCTGATAAACGTAACTTCCAATAAACAGCTGAGGGTTAATTTAGACGTTCAGCTTCAGATGCTAAAAGAACTGCCTGCTTCAAGGGAACGTAGCTTGGCAGTAACAAAGCTTCAGGAATGTATTATGTGGATTGGAATGGACTTGAAAAGGCTAGGAGAAGCTAATCCCTATCCAAATAGCTATAATCCGGAGAATTCAATTGTAGAACCTACAGCAGATGGAATGAAACTATGAAAAAGAAAGTATTCATAATTTGTCCGGTTAGGTTAGCTAACTCGGAAACAGTTGGTAAATTGGAAGCGTATGCAAGAGGTCTTGAAGAGCTCGGATATGAAGTACACCTACCACATAGGGATACTCAGCAGGATCAGTCGGGACTCGATATTTGTTTACAGAACGCACACGCTATCTCTGCAGCAGATGAAATTCACATTTTCTATCGAGCCGAAAGTAGTGGCATTCACTTCGACATGGGCGTAGCTTTTGCAATGGATATCATCTGTGGAAATAAAAAGGAAGTCGTTATTGTCGAAAATGAGATCGTTCTTCCTGGAAAATCTTTTCCAAGATTTCTTGAAGAGTGGAAAAATTTCAGAGTAGATATTGATTTAATCGATTAATATTTGTTTTATTGGAAAATTTTCACTATATTTGCAGAGCAATTTTCAAAACCTTCAGCTAGCAGCTTAGTCTGCGGCTCATACGGACGAAGAGAGTAGTTCAAGGTGAGTAACAATATTTAGGGGCGGAAGTGCTGATAGCCGCCCCAACTTTTTAAAAACTAACTAATTATGAAGCCAGGAGATAAGAAGAAGGCAATGTCTAGCAAAGCCAACCCGAAAGTAAATAAGGGAAAGCAAATCAAAAAGACAGCTACAAAGAGTACTGCCGGATCGGATAGAGTTCTGATGAAGGTTGCAAGGGAAAGAGATCGTGCTGTTAAGTGGGGAAATAAACTAGTTGCTAAATCAGAGAAAAAAATAAGCAAACTTAGCTCCAAGCCATCGTCGGAGAGCACTAAGTCTCTAACAGTAAGCGCTAAGGAAGCTAAAGCATTTGGATCAAGAGTTGCGTCGGATAGAGCTCATCCAACAAAGAGAAGCATAAATGCCGTTGCGGGAAGGGATCAGTCAGGAAAACTTAATGAAAGAAATAAAAGACAGACAACATCTCCAAATCCAGGCATAACAGCCAAGCAGCAGAGGTCTAATATATCTCAGGCTAAGAGAGTTAAAAAGGCTAACACGAAGAAGAAGTAGATTAGAATCTGTATAAATAACACAAAAATTTGCACATCTCATTTTTTTTGTGTATGTTTGCAGAAACTAATAAAATTGAAATTATGAAAAAGTTACTTGTCATTTTAGCAATCATTTTAATGTCGATATCCGCAAACGCCCAAAGAGCAAGAGGCTCGTGGTTTGTGGGAGCAAAGGAGAGCACGGTTGGTATGTGGACTACTTCTGAACTAATTCCGGCATTAAGAATAGAAAAGCACGAGATCAGCATCAGCGGATGCAAATATGAGGTTCTGTACAGTAAGAAGTGTTTCCTGCGCAGAGAACATAATCTCATAATGGTCGATAATGTAAATCCTGAGTTAACAGCATCATTGTCAATACGTAAGATCGGTAATAATGAATATTACGTACTTTTAAGAGACAATCAAAAGGGATTTCAAGCGCAGTATTTGTATAAATTATAAAGGATTCAGTTAAATAATATAAGCCAACTGTATATCCGGTTGGCTTTTTTTATGGGGTTGGAGCTCGGTTTGGTTGAGCAGGTGCTTTGCAAGCACAAGGTCGAGGGTTCGAATCCCTTCCTCTCCACATATGTTAAGGATAAAGGTTTGTAGTTTTTTATCTAAGGAGCACTTGATTGGAGTAAATTTCAAGTGCTCGTATTGTGGCAAGTGGGTAGAAATTACACCGAATGGTGTTCAGCATTGTGGTCATAAGCATACTATATGGAATTCTCTTGGAGAAATATTCCTTATATATTGCAGAGACGGAGGAATGAATGAATACATGTTTTAAAGAGTTTTAGCGGGGTAGGCAGAAGGTGGTTATTGCGCGGTCTCATAAGCCGTACCGTCGTGAGTTCGAGTCTCACCCCCGCTACAATAGTACCTCGCCCGCTTCCCACGATCAGCGCGCTCAGGATAGAAGTAGTGCTGCAGCACGATGTCTTCAACGAGGTCTTTTGCATAACTGCCCTGTAGTGTAATGGCTAACACACTGGACTTTGACTCCGGTAGTTTAAGTTCGAATCTTAGCGGGGCAACAAAGAATACGCTGCGTTGGTGATTAAAATATTATATGTCGTTTGTATTTTCAGTAATAATCATCCTTTATTTAATATATTTGGGGATTAGCAGTAATAAGAAGAAGTAATGCTCAGGTGGCTAAGTGGGAACTGGTAGACCTGTCTGACTTAGAATCAGATAACCTTGTGGGTTCGAGTCCCACCCTGAGTACTAATTGAATTTTAAATTATGTATAGAGCAGCAAAAGTAGATCGCAATCAGCCGGAAATAGTAAAAGGACTCAGAGCATTAGGATGTTCGGTTCTTATAACAAGTCAGTTGAAAAATTGCTTTGATATCCTGGTTGGAAAGGATGGATGTAACATTGCCATTGAAATAAAGGACGGAGAAAAGCCTTCATGTCAAAGAAAGTTAACAGAAGGAGAGCAGAAATTTTCCGACGGATGGAGAGGTAACTACGCAGTTGCTAATGACTTACAGGAGGCAATAAAAATAGTTGAGAAAAACATTGGCAGAAATTTGGTTAATTGATATTTTTTACTTATATTTGTATCTTAATTCAGAAAATAAAAATGAAACGCACCCCGATATATCATAATAGTATTTGTAATCCATCTTCAGTATGGGGCAGAGATACGTTTGTAGATACAGGATTCGGGGTAGATAGATAAGGCACATTTAAACGATGTGTTTGAAAAGCCCCGATTCTAGCAAGAGTTGGGGTTTTTTGTTCTTTGACGTATTGATATTACAAAATAATGGTGGCGCAGAATATTGGCGTATTTTGTCTCCCTGTCACGGAGAAGATTGAGGATTCGAATTCCTTCGTCACCGCAGGAGAGGAAACATCGGTTCGATTCCGGCTCGCGATCATCGTTGAGATGGCTGCGGTAGTTTAGTGGTTAAAACGCCTCGTTAAATAATGGAGGGTAGCGCCCAATGGTGGGTAAGCGGTTTTGAACACCGTGCCAACTACAAGGTTGAGAGTTCGATTCTTTTATCCTCCGCAAAATGGGAATGTAGCTCAGTGGTAGATAAGCAGTACGCTGTTAACGTAATGGTCGGTGGTTCGATCCCATCCATTCCCGCGGATTTGGTTATCACTAAACATATTTAAGGAAGTGAAAAGCAGCGCAACAGTGCGATATCTGTTGCTCATGTTCTTTTAGCTCAGCCTGGTAGAGCAACCGCCTGATACGCGGGAGGTCGGGAGTTCAAATCTCTCATGGAACACCAAGGGTAAGTCTCTGAGAAATGAATGTATGTGGGGTCGGTAATTCAAACTCTACGTATTCTTTATCGGGTAATGACTGCCCGCGTAATAATGGATTGATAGCTCAGTTGGTAGTAGCGCCTCCCTGAAGAGGAGGAGGTCGGTGGTTCAAATCCATCTCATTCCACAAAATGCAAGGTATAGCTTAATTGGTAAAGCGAGACCCTTCCAAGGTCAGGACGCGGTTCGAATCCGATACTTTGCTCTAATGCCCTTTTAGCTCAGCCTGGCAGAGCTACTCCCTCTTAAGGAGAAGGTCGGTGGTTCAAATCCATCAAGGGGCACAATGGGAGACGATTGGATCGTTGGATTGGCGTAACGTCGGTCGTGGAGTTAATGGACTGACTCCATCCCTGAGGCAATAATCTCTTCGTAGCTCCAGAGGTAGAGCTGCTCCCTTTTAAGGAGAGGGTCGGTGGTTCGAATCCATCCGGAGAGACACATGCGCTTGTAGCTCAATGGATAGAGCGTGAAGCTACGAACTTTGAGGTTGGGGGTTCGAGTCCCTCCTAGCGTACTAAATGCGTGATTAGTTCAGTTGGTAGAATAGCGCTCTCCAAAAGCGAAGGTCGGTGGTTCGAATCCATCATTGCGTGCAAAACGCTTCTTTATTTCAGTGGAAGAATGCTTCCCTTACATGGAAGAGGTCGGGAGTTCGAATCTCTCAAGAAGCACTTCATGTCTCCGTAGTTCAGCGAATAGAACATCGCTCTTCTAAGGCGAGTGTCGGGGGTTTGATTCCCTCCGGAGATACTACACTTGCCCTTGGCGCAATTCGGTAGCGCAGCTCGCTCATAACGAGAAGGTTGTAGGATCATACCCTGCAGGGCAAACTAAACGGGATAGACTCAGGGAACGGACGAGTCTGTAAAACTTCAGCCAGGGGCTTCGAATGCCTCCTATCCCACAATCAACACGGTGTTTGTAGCTCAATGGTAGAGTGCCTGACTGTGAATCAGGAGACGGCAGATCGATACTGCTCTTACACCCAACATCGGCAGTCGTAAGTGATGCTCCGATATTCCGAAGGACTATATAGCGGGTCAGGCAAGACAAATACCGTTTTATAGCCTCAGAGATATCATTAACCTGGAATGGGCAGGAGAATGCGGTAGAATTCCGCACCGATGAAAACATAACGAGTAGTTCCTGCAGCTGGCTATACGGGCTTGACCTGGAATCAAGTGTTCGGGGGTTCGATTCCCTCCTACTCGACTAAATGCTTCTCAAACATAGTTGGCGATGTGCTAGCCTTGTAAGCTTGAAAGATGGGTTCGATTCCTATGAGAAGCTCTATATGCAACTGTGTCTGAGTGGCTTAGGTGTCGGTCTGCAAAACCGATTACATTGGTTCAATTCCAATCAGTTGCTCCAATGGAGGTTTGGCGTAATGGTAGCGCAGCAGTTTGCTAAACTGTCCGTCAGAAATGGCGTATGAGTTCGATCCTCGTATCCTCCGCTAAAATAAATTTTGTAATGTCAATATTTATTCGTATATTTGTTTTAAATATATACTGATATGTCACTAGCATCTCGTGGATCAAAAACGATTACAGGTGGAATTGAAGTATCCATCCAAGATCAGACAAGCGATATAGTTGATCTTTACTTACGTAGGGACTTGGGGAGTCTATCCCTATCGTCAACAAAGGCAATCAATGATAATGTTTTAAATGTAGTAAGCGCAGCAGGAGTTGTTGCTGGTAATATGGTTTGCTTAAAGCAAGACGGAAGGTTTTATCAGGGAACTGTTTTGAGTGTAAATGGTAATGACATAACCCTTGATACTCCACTTGATTACGCATTTAATACACTGGCTGTGGCTCAGTATGCTGAATCTAATTTAGCAACATCATCCGGAACTATAGCAGCTCCTTATATATATTACATAACCCCTCCTAGTGGAGTTAAGTGGGATGTTACCCGCGTATTGTTTCATATTGAAGATGCTAGTACAATGGATGATGGTACTTTTGGAGGAATTGTTAAATTAACCAATGGAATAGTCCTAAGGGCAAGGGATGGATTGGCAAAGAATATATTTAATGCCAAGACTAATGGAGAATTAGCATTAAGATGTGATGAAAGAGAATATGTCACCAAGCCTCCATCCGGAACGGGATATGCAGTTAATTTCATTAGACATTTTACAGGTCAGGATAGAAATGGGGTGGCAATTAGGCTTGACGGAAGTAAAAATGATGCGCTACAAGTGTTAGTTCAGGACAATTTAACAGGATTATCGCTGTTTTTATGCACACTACAGGGTCATGTTGTGGAATAATTATTTGGATATTACAATATTTTTTCGTATCTTTGTATCCCATTCACAATGTCGTGTTTCGGGTTAACCTAAGAAATTATGGGGCGTATTACAGAAATCACAAAAAAACAAGCTGTTCCTCGTATAGTCGAGAAAGCAACAGCAGACCTTCCGGCTTCTACAGTTGGTAATTTATTTACAGTTACAGGGAAAATCCTTGTTCATCAGATTATCGGTGAGGTGACTACAATAGTTCAAACACAGGCATGTAACGCTAAACTTATTGCCAACCCTACAGTTGGTGCTGACGTTGACATGTGTGCCGTTCTTGACATAACCGCAGCTGCAGTTGGAGCAACTCTTAATATCACAGGAACTCTTGCTAACGCGATGGTTAAGACTGTTGGTGGAGCTGGTGTAGCTCAGGTTGCTCCTCTTATAGTTCATGAAGGAGCTATTCAGCTTAGCACTTCAGCAACTAATACAGGAAAAATCAAGTGGACTATTCATTATACTCCAATTGACCAGGCTGCTACCGTTGTTGCAGCATAGTAACTTTATAAAATAAGAAAAGAGAGACATATTATATGTCTCTTTTTTTGTTTATATCAAAAATTATTCGTATATTTGCATCTGAATCTTGAAAAGTCGAGACCACTTTGTAACTTTGTTTTACTTATAATACGATTAGTATGATTATCAACAACATGGCTAATGACATTGAATTTTATTTCAGTGCCACAGAAAGACAGACATACCCTAAGCTTGGATTAAGAACCAAAGTAAAAGGCGATTATGTTATTATAACCTCCTTTAATGGTGGTTTTGCTCCGTCCGGAGACAATGCATCCCTGAGAATCAGATGGCAAGACGTAACTTCACCTACGGTAACTAGCGCTTCAACACTATCTGTTATTATAATGGGGTACGCTTCGGGAGTGTCATTAGGTGGTGGCGCGTCAGCCGGAGGCGGAAATAATACATACAGTACAGCTAGTAATGATTTCATTGCTACTCCTACCGTTGGCGCTAAAACTATCACCATAACCGGACTTCCGTTTATATTGGAAGCTAAGCATGTCATTGCCGGATGGGTTAAAAAGCGTACATCAACAGGAGTAGTTTCTACCGTAGCTACAGCTAACGTGGTGGTTTCAGGAGGAGTTGTTACTCTTAGCGAAGAATCAAATAACTTTGCATCGGGAGACGAGATAATTATGACTCTAGTCGGAGCTGACAAGGCATACGATCAGGTGTTAGATAATCAATTAGTTAATGTTCAGAATCCTGACTATGCTCACACCACATCAGTTGAAACACTGGCATCTGGAACTAACCTAGGAACTCGTGCTCAGCATACAGGTGGAGTTAATGCAGCTGCTCTTGCAACAACCGGAACTGCTTTTTCAAATGCCAACGTAGCTATTGGGTATAAGGCATACAACACAACTGATGGTAGTAATGCTACAGTAACATCTGTTTCTGCTCTAGCAATGATCGGAACTCTTGCCGGAGGAGTTGAAAATGATTGGGATACAGGCGACTTTGCAAACCTTCCTGGCGCATCGAGATTTGAAATATCCATGGATACTTATAAGAACCTAAGTATTCATTATAAAATGACTACCGGAACTGCTGCAGATAAAATGGTTATGCAGATTTGGGGAACTAACAATGCCGCAGCTACAGTTGACGACGATACTTCATGGGTTAATCTTTCAGCTGATTTCCTTGGTTCTTTAGCCGGAGTTTCTGTTACAGGAATCGCAGCATCTTTGGAAGATATCCTGTTTATTGACATTAACCTGACTGTTCTTAAGTTGATGGTTAAATTGGTTTCTGAGTGCTCAACAAACGGAGCGTTTTCAAATGCATACGATATTTACGTTAAAAAAGCTAGCTAATTATGACAACTATAGGATTTAGATATTTTGACAATCCTGCTCAGGCAGTATCAAGAACAATGAAACAGCAAGTGGGAGACTTGACTCCTGAGTTGAGACAATTAGTGTACGATGCTTTTGCTGCCGGAAAACATCCTAATATTGTAAAGCATCAGCTTTCGATATCTCAGGATTTAATCGAATATATTTACGAGGGCATATCAAACATGCAAATTAGATGCGCCCAAGTAATGAGAAGGGAAATAATAATTACTCCTGCCGTTTTAAACGCACAAGGAGTCATTATCACTCCGGCTGTGATGAATGTAGCCCCTGCTACAATAGGTGATCTTAAAACGGCTATAACAGCTGAATTTTCTGAAGACTTTCCAGGTACTGCAATAAATAACATAATTAACACTATGGTTAATTGGAGCAGGTATGATGGATCTGGTAATTTTTCTTTTTATGCTACCAATGTAAAACTCTAGCAAATGGCTATAATTAGTAGGTCTATTCGCAGGGTTGGAAATATAAGCGGAGATACTGTGTGGGACGACATGCAGGGATCAATTAACAATTTTCAGCTTCCTGCGTCTAATTATCCAACTAATAGGCTGTATAATATGGGCGTTGGGGCTGGCGTTACTTATCCTGTGCTTGGATTTGTTGTAGGAGATTACATATATTTTGATGTACAGACTAGTCACAGCATGAAGTTGAGTACCGTTCTTGATCATCATATCCATTTTATACTTCCTAACACTACTACTATTGGGCATTTATTCAAATTTCAGCTAGACGTAGTGGTAGCGGGTATTGGCGGAGTATTTACAGTTCCATCCGGAAGTCCATTTGTAAAGGAGCGTGCAGTAATAGCTGGAGACAACACAACTCATAGGCTTCTTGATATTGCCGATATACCAGCTCTTAATACGACAGTTAGTACTTTGTATAAAATGAAGTTAACTAGAATCGCTTCTGCTGCTACTCAGTATGCCGGAGAAGTTTACTTGTTATTTTCGGATTGTCATTACGAGAAAGATACTGTTGGAAGTTTTATTGAATCAGGAAAATCATAATTATGGCAGATAGTTTACAATCAATTGATAAGCGTTGTACTTTCAGGGAAACATTTGAGAGTGAACATTCGGTATTAAGAAACGGAGCTACATTAGCTGGCGCTGCAGCGGGTGTTTCGATAAAGAACGGAACAGGTACATTCTTATATGCTAATAATGCATATGGCATATTGAATGTTAATATCAATTCATTAAGCTCGATTAGAATTAAGTTTAAGATTTTAAATAATGCCAATTTAGCCCAGAACAGGTGTCTGTTAGACATGAGGGATAAATCTAACTTATCAGCCTTTGTTTATGTCAATGGTACTACTAACGCATTGCGTTATGATTACGGGACGGGATATATAAATGGAGTTACTTATGCATCTACTGCATTTGTAATACAATACGGTGTAGAATATGATTTGGTATTATCCGGATGTGTGTCTAGGTCTCTAAAAGCGTGGCTGAATAGAGTGGTAGTTTCTATGTCGAATGGTTCTGATATTGAGGTTAGTTTATTTGAAGTTTATTCCGGAACTCTAGTTGCAGATGAGGTTAAAAACTTATATGAGAATAAGAGATACAGGGAAATTAGTAGTCATAATGAGCAGTTAGGTGCTGAATTAGTTAATCAGAGTGCCTGGTATACTGCTGCATATTGGGATGCAGGAACTGCAGTTAACTGGACTCAGGCAGGAACTGCATTATCATCTAACGGAACTAATGGAACAAATAAAAGAAATGGTATATTTACAATAGGTAAAAAATACAAGATAACATACTCATCTATAACTACATCAGGTAATTGTTATATTAGTGATGGAGCTACACTTTATAAAAATATAGGGACTACTACTACAGAAACTGTTTATGGCTATGCTGCAGGAACTCAGTTATGGCTTCAGTCACTTTCATTTAATGGCACTATAACAGCACTCTCAATTAAAGAGGTATTAGTCAGTTATGTTAAGCCGATTCTAGATGTATGTGCTTGTAATGGTGTTATTAATAATAAATACTCAGGAGATACTTACGTAGAAACGCTTTCGTATGGTGATTTTGAGAATGGCGCAGATATTTATTCAGCAGATACTGGCGTAACTGTTGCAAGGGTAACAGGACAATCTATATTTGGAAACTATTGTCTTTCTGCAAAAAATTCAAATGCATTATATGGTTTTTATCGTGCAGTAAAAGCCGCAGGAACAGTCTATAGATTACGTTTTTATCACAAGAATCCAAATACAACATTTCAAGTAAGAACAAGTACTACCATATTAAAGACAATTCCGGCTACATCTAATTGGGTATTTGAAGATTTTACGTTTACATCTCTTGCAGCGAATATTTCTTTTTGGATTACATCAGTTGGGGAGTATGTATATATTGACGATATTTCTATCAAGGAAGTAATATTGCCAGTGGTAAATACGTCTGTTGAGGTAGTTAGTGAAAATGATTTATCTGTTATGAAATTCAATGGCAGTACATCTAAGATAGACTGCGGTAGTTATGATTCATTGATTGGGGATAAGACATTTGTATTTTGGGCGCAATATAGGGGTTGGTCTAGTGCCGGAGAAGGTAGAATAATTGATAATGGTAAGTTTTTAATTCGACCTCTTCCTAATTATTACAGAACTTTATCTGACGGAACGACTGCTGCAAACTCAAATCAAATCATATCGCTATATAAGTGGCAGTTAACTACGATAACTAGGTCAGCTGCGGGATTGGTAAACTTTTATGCAAACGGTGCTATTGTAGGTAGTACTAACTTATCGTCTGGAACTCCGACTGTAGGTACTACTAACCTTATTATAGGCAATAGAGACGCTAACGATAGAGGATTTAAGGGACTCATGTCTTCAGTACGCATATACGACGGTATTCTCACTCCGGCGGAAATAGCACAAATTTATTCAAACGAAAAATCTAAATACGGATTATAATGGCAAAGATATTTCATGTTGATTTTAGAAAAGGAAGCGGAACTGATATGATAAGCAATATTCAGCCTACATTTACTAGTGCTGAGATATTAAGAACATGCAGGGGTAGTGCTGCTAATTTTAATGGGGTAAACTCTAGGGTGACATTTCCAACAGGAACTGTTGGGGATATTGGCACTGGTGACTTCTCTGTTACTCTGCAGTTTAGGATTAAGAAAACAACAGTTCTTACTAACACTCTATTTTCTAAATATATTGGTTCTTCTGATTTTTACCAATTTGGTATTGATGGTAATGGAAAGTTAAGTTTTTATATAAAAGTAGCCAATGCTACAGTTGCCTTAGCGTCCACCACTGAAGTATTTTCTCCCAATATCGACTATTGCGTAACCATCGTGGTAAGGAGGGGTGTGGGTGTTTATTTCTACAGTAAAGGAGTATTGATTCCTAGCAGTGTATCAGTGCCAACATCGGCAAATATAGTATTTAATGCGGGAGTTACAATAGGATCGTACAGTGCTTTATATTATCCGTCTTATGTATATAAGATAGCTATTGATAACAAAGCTTTGGAATTAAAGGATATACAGTATTACTATAAAGAATTTCTAGCTTGCAGTATTAGATCAAAAGAAAAGTATCCTAATGTGATTAGTAAGCCTATTGATCTGAGCAGGAAAAGAAATAGCATTATAAGCCAGGATTTATTTGGTGACGTAGATTTTTCTACAGGATGGAGTGGAACTGCTACTATAGTAAATAAGAACACCTTCAATACAGACACCGGAACTTATATTAGAAAAAATTCCCCTTCATTTATAGTAGGAAGAAGATATATATATGAAATAGGTTTCACGGTAACTAATGCAAAGGACTTTAGAATATATGATTATGATATAGCAAATATACAGGGATTAAATACGAGTGGAAATGGGTCGCTTAGAGAAATCTCGCAAGAATTTACATGTACTACTGTAAGCGGAGTAGGTATTGCTTTATGGTCTACAAACATTGGTTCTACGGTAACTATTCATTATCTCAGAATTAGGGAGATAACTGGTTTAATTACCGCATATAACATGATCCCTAATGGTGGCGTGCTTACTGATATTAGTGGAAATAATAACAATGGTTCTGTTGTGGGGTGTGGTTCAAATAAAAATGGACTTGTATTGGATGGTATTTCTGATTATATAAACGCTTCACTGTCTTTAGGTACTAAATATACGGTTCAGTGTGTATTTAAAGTTGGCAGTAGTGGACTTAGATATTTATTTGGAGCAAATTCTTCTTCTACTCAATATTTCTTTTTCAATGGTGGATTAACTATTAATCATAGATTAACCTCAGGAGGAACTGCCACCGTTTCAGCTCCTTACGTTATTAATGAAAAAATAACTCTTACGATAAGTAGGGATGGTACGGCTACTGAATATATTTATGTTAATGGGGGAAAATACACAATGACACTTGCATCCAATGAGGCATGGATTATGGGCAAGATTGGCACTAGAATAATTGGGAATAATGATTTTGACGGAGAGATATATGACTTCAGGGCATACAACTATGCTGTCACTGACCTGCAGGCTAAGCAGTATCATAATTCATTCATTAATCCATCGTTAGTGGTAGATTTCTCTGATGAGGGAGCTGATGGTATTTCTAAAGTGCCTAGTGGCTTAGTTAAGCAAAGTGGTGCTTTTAAAG